GACTGTGGCCGTTGCTGGAGTTAATCAAGTAGTATCTGGCGGCGGGGGTGGAGCAATTGTTAGCACCACTAACGGAGGAGCTGGAGGAACTGGAGGGGGAGGAGCTGGCGCAAGATCATCAAACACAGTTGCAGGATCTGGCGCAGTAAATACAGGAGGAGGAGGAGGAGGAGGGTACAATGGAGCTAATGATATTTCTGGCGCAGGCGGATCCGGGATTGTTAAGATTTGGTATAGCGGGGCAAATCGCGCCACAATTACTGGCACAGGAAATACTACGACCACCGTTGGCTCGTTTACGGTCCACACATTCACTACATCTGGAACAATTGCGTTCACTTCTTAAGTTTATTACTGCCAATTATGCAATACGATAAATCTAAATCTAATATTGGCAACGATGGTTGGCCAATAGAAATAAATTTTGACTCGCCAGAAGAAGCAAATGCTTATTTTGATGCAAAATCTAGCGGAATAGATTTTGCCCAGTATTTAAAAAACCCCAAAGCTAAGGTTATTCCATATAGTCCAGGACTTTCCACGGTGGACGGTGTTGCAGCAGTCTCTGATGCAGATTCTTTAGTTGCAAGCTTCACTTTACCTACCGTAACGACCGCACTTGCAAGAGATGGCGAATGGTTATCAAGCTGGAATGATACATATGTTGACTCAAAAGATTCGCTTAATCAAATAATTAAAGATGCAAGAATCTATCCGCCAGCTACCGTAGCTGCCGCAAGAACCCAGTTAGCGCAATTAGAGGCTGATTATAGGCTGGGAAGCGCAACGGCTTACGCTGCGTTGGGAAAAAAGCCATCAGAGGTAGACGTATCAAGTATTCCGAAATTAGCAGTTTATGCCTCTTCATTGCAACCTCCAGACACTGAAAAGATAATTCAGTCAAACTTAGATGCTTTATCGGGCGCTTTACAAACAGCGGTAAATTTAGAGCTTATACATGGTCCGCAATTAGCCAATCTTGCTGGGCAGGCAGAACGTGAGCAAATGCTCAAAAACATTCAGGCTGCAACAGACACGCCTGCTATTTCCGCGCTGCGCCGTAAAAAACAAGAGGATTTAAGTGCTACAGAAAAGCGGACGCTAGAAAAATATGATGCACAGTATGCTAATGTTCCAACTGCTGAATTGGCCGCTCGTGTAGACACGTTATTTAATCAAAATATTCAACGTGGAAAGCTGGCGCAATATTCAGAATTGATGCCGCAATACAAGCAGCAGTATTTGGCTCAAATGCCAGGAGCCAGCACAATTTTAAAAAATCTTGGAAAGCTTGGCACAGAGGTATCAGCTCAAGCCAATATAGACCCACAGCTTACAGCTTTTGAACAACAAATTCAAGGGCCAACTTATGGACAAGAATTAGGCAGAATTCAAGGGCCAATTTCTGGTCAATACTTATCTCAAGTTGAGGGACCAACCGTAGACATGTCTCTTGGTGGCTTGCAGGCATACAAACCAGGAGAATACACTTCAGATATTGCTGGTCCAGAATTGCAGTCAAAACTTGGAAATATTGATCAAAGAATTGTGGATCAATATATGAGCACAATGCCGGGAGTTGTGGAAGGGGCGCAGCGGCTTGGGCAACAAATTAATTTAGATTTGGCTGCTGGGAGATCATTAACTGAAGAACAAGAAAGAATGGCAACTCAAGCTGCTCGTGAAGCTTATGCAGCTCGCGGAATGTCGCTTGGCCCACAAGCAATCACGTCAGAAGTGTTGGGGCGTGAAGAGCTTGCTGAGCGAAGATACCGCGAGCGTCAAGCTGCCGCGCAGCAGGCCATGGGAACAATCTCCGGCTTGTATCAGCCAGCATTAGCGCAAGCTTATGCCCGTCAAGTTGGTGCAGAACAGTATGGACTTGGAGCACAGGCTCAGATGTTTGGGCAAGGAATGGCTAAAGAAGACTTACAGAGAACGGCTCAAGCGCAAGAGTATCAACAGCGTTTAGGTTTGCAGGATTTTGGTCTTGGTGTTCAAGCGCAGAAATACCAACAAGCTTTAGGAAAAGAACAACTTGGATTAAGTACTCAGGAACAGCAATTTGAACAAGCGGCAAAAAGAGAACAACAGCAGGCTGTTATTCAGGGGCAACAATTTTCACAGGCGTTGTCTCGATCTGAAGCGGAATTAAATCGTATACAGGCAAAAAACACATTAAAAGCAAACGCAGCGCAAATTGCTTCAGGCGTGCTTGGGGCACAGCAACAAGCGTTGTCTCCAGCAATGTCTGCGTACTTTAATGTGCCTCCGACGCAGGGTGCTTATGCTACATCCGTTAATCAAGCCTCAAATCAATTTGAACAAGCAGGACTTAACATTGCAGACCCAACTAATCCAGTGCTTACTGGGCTGTCAATGATGCCATATGAAAACACCCTATCCCAATACTCTAATCAAGCAAACTTTGCTGCATCTTACATGCAGGCAAGGGCAAGCAAACCATCAGGCGGGGGAAGTAAGGGATTCTGCTGCTTTATCATGCTTGAAGCACGTTACGGCAATGGAGTGATGGATGAAGTTGTTCGCCGCTACAGGGACGAGCATGTCACGCCACGGAATCAACGAGGCTATTACAAGCTGGCTGAAGTATTTGTTCCCTTGATGCGTAAGTCTAAATTGTTTAAGTTTGCAGTGGCTAAATTGTTTGCAGATCCTTCTGTGTCGTATGCTAAATGGCATTACGGGCAAAATAAACATGGTTGGCTATTTAAGCCAGTTCAGGCATTCTGGATGAAAATATTTAATTTACTTGGAGAAGACGTGCAGTTTATACGCGAAAATGGTGAAGTTATTTAACTTGTTATTTATATGAAAAAACTTTCACAAGTTAACGCAGGTCAATATTACCCGACAGAAATTGCACGGGATATCACAAACGCATACTCGCGTCTAGGAATGGCTCAAGGCATGCTTCAGAATAAACGGGAGCAAGAAGAGCAGGAAAAAAAAGAAAGAAGAAAGCAGCTTAGAACAATGGGGATTATGCTTGGAGCAGCAGCCCTAACGGGGGGCGCTGCAGCCTTGGCGGCCCCTGGAGCATTAGCCGCTGCTGGAGGCGGGGTACTTGGAGGCCTTAAAACTTTTGGAAGCGGAGCACTTGGCGCATTTACTGGAGGCGGCCCAGCCGTAGGCGCGAGTGGTCTAGCCGGAGCACTTAATACTGGTGCTGGAGTGCTTGGACAAGTTGGCACGAATATGCTAACCAGTGGTGGGAGCGATGGCGGCGGGGGCGTTGAGGATGCAGCAATGGGCGCACTTGGGTCGTACTTTAAAGACAGTCAAGCTGCCAACAAAACCAGTCGCATCTTAGAGGGTACGCTTAAAGATCCTACAGTGCGGGCTACGTTGTATCCCGGAGTTGAACAAGATCAAGTTGATGCAATACTGAAGTACAAACAAGATAACTACGGCACAATTGAAGGCGCTCAATTTCTACAACAAGCACTGCCGATGCTATCACGAACAAGCGCCGGCAATGTGGATTTTGACAGGCAGCTACAGCTGCAACGGCTAAGAAGCGCCCCTGCAATGCAAAGTATGGGTGGAGGCGGCGGAGGTGTAGATTATGGGGCTGCACATCAATCATTTTTTAAACAATAGTTTTATTTGAACAAAATGCCATTCTCCGACTACATACCAGACAACATTGCCACTCGTGGAGTAGCACGGCCATTGGCGGCTGTGGCTGATTATTACATGGCAAGCAGACAGTCCGCGCCAGCATCAGCGCCTGCGCCTACGCCAGAAGAGCTTGCCGACCCAAACATGGGGTATCCACTGACGCCACAGCAGGAGGCCATGTATGCACAGGCTTCTCCAAAACGAGTGATACAATTAACTCCAGAAGAGCTTGCTCAGTATAATATACCAAATGCCCCCGTCGCCGCGCCACAGCAAGCGCAGCAGTTAACTCCACAGGAGATGGCTAAGTACAATTTAGCAAATGCTCCAGTGGACACTAGCTACAGCGGATCTGGTGGAGACTTTGGGCCAGAAGAAACGGTTATTCCGCCTACAGCCCAGCCCGCTGTTGAAGCGCAGCCCGCCGCGCCACAAGAAATGGCACAGCCGGAACAGGCTCCAATGTATCCAGAGCGGCAGCATGAAATCCGCAGGCAAGCTGTTCAAAATAAAATTGCAAAAGCGCAACAAAATGCATTTCGAATGGCGCAGCAAAATCCAAGAGATAGAGATCTTATTTTCAGCACTTTAAAGCAAACAATTGATACATATGTTCGTCCAGAAGATCTCAAATCTTTTGATGAAAGCGCATCAGCAAAAGTCATAATGCCTCAAATTGACAACCTTGCAAAAATAAGGGACATGTCAAAGATTGTTTACAAAGAAGTTACTGCTGCTGAAAAAGAAAAAGATCCCAATAAAAAAAGAGAACGGTTGCAATTAATAATTCCAAAGCTTACACAATCTTCTGGAACTGGCGGAACAGACGCAATGCAGATTGGTGAGTTTTTCCTTGGAGCTCCAGAGCTTGCAGACTATCAATTGTGGGCTCAAACGCTGCCTGGAGGGGCTATGAGCGTAAATAATCTGATGACGTATCTTACAGATACTAAAAAGTCAGGATTTATTGCTCGTCCAGATGATTACATTGAAAAAATTAAAGGAAATTACAATAGCATTGCAAGCGTTAGAAACGAAAGAATGTCTGAGCTTGAAGCTTCCTCTTCTCCAGAATGGTTTGAACGAGTGTCTGGGCTTAAGCCACTTCCTTTATTTAAATCTTCGCTTGAGTCTGAACTTGAAGGTAAAAAGCCAGCCCCACAAGCTGCACCGACAACTACTTCAGAAAAGCCTAAGCGCATTCGTTATGAGGATAAAAATGGCGTAATGGTGCGGATACAAGATTAATTATGCCACAAGAAGCTGTACTGCCTGACGGCACTATACTGGAGTTTCCAGACAACGCAACGTCTGAGCAAATGACTCAGGCCGTAAATGAATTTGCAAAAAGTTCTCGCCAGCCAACGGCAGCGCAAGAGCCTACTAGCGAAACCGCAGACGTTGCTCGTGGACTAGCTCGCGGCATGGGGCCAGTGGCCATGGGTGCTGCTGCTGGGTTGATGAGCCCGATTCCTGGCGGGGCTGCAATGGGAGCAACCGCCGTAGCCGCAGGTCAGCTTATAGGTGATCCATTGGTGCTTGGGTTAAACCATTTCATGGGCACTGATTTAAAGACTCCTACAGAGCTTTTTGGTGAGTTGTTTACTAAACTTGGCGTTGATCCAACCAGCACAGAAGCTGGGCGTATTGCGGAGTCCGTTGGTAGTTCAGTGGCATCCACTGCTGCTGGCATTGGAATTGGGAATGTACTTAAGGGAGCAGCATCCGCAACAGCTCGCAAGATTGGCGCTATATTGGCGGAAAAACCAATTCAACAACTTTCTGCCGCCGCCGCTGGTGGAGCCACAGCAGAAGGGGCAAGATATGTAGCTGAAGAAATGGGAGCAGGCACAAAGGGCCAGATTGCTGCATCTTTGGTTGGAGGCCTTGCTGGCGGGCTAACCGCTGGGAAACTTGCTGGTGCAAGAACTCCAACAACAGGTCCAGCAGTTGCCGGCATGACTGCTGCCGAAACTGCGCAGGCCATTGCAGAGGCTGAGTCTGCTGGAAGACTTGTTCGTACATCTGATGTTCTTCAGCCTGGTGGCCCGTTAAGCCGTAGAATGCAAGACGTGCGCGAAGCTGTTGGAGGAAGAGCTGCACTCGTTCAGCAGTCAGAAGAAAGAACTCAAGCTGTCAAAGATTTGCTTGGCCAGTTTAGTGCAAGCGTTGGAGGTGACGCAATTCGAGATGTTACTGCAAATCTTAACGCTACAAGAGCAGCAGAACTTTCCGCAAATACAGGAATTGTTAAAGGAATTTTGCAGGACCTTGATAGCACTGGAGTTACAGTTTCAACTGCAAACGCAGTTAAAGCAATTGATGATGAGATTAAGTTTCTTAATGGTGTAAATCCAAATAGACTTGCTTCAGTTATTACGGAACTTCAGTCGTTTAAAAGTGGTATTCAAGGAAAGACAGCATCTCAAGTAGCTGCCAATTTAAAGCTTGTTGGAGATTTGTTAGACGATCCAAACTTAGCATCCATCAAAGGCTTGGCCGGAAAGTCAATGGATCGTGTATATGGGGCAATCAAGCAAGAGCTTGGAGATTTTATTGAGGCTAGTGGGCGTGATAGGAATGCTTGGGAAACTGCAAATTCCAATTTGCATGAAATGGCAAAGGAGCTAGACGACGCCGCGCTTAGAGCAGCTTTAAATAAAGGCACCGTAAATAAAGAGATTGCTAGTAAATTATTGTTTAGCAAATCTAAAAGCGAAGTTGAGTTGCTGTATAAAAATCTTGATGCTAAGGGCCAAGCATCTGCTCGCGCTGCTATTCTTGAAGACGTTGCGACTAGGTCTTTAGATAATAAGACAATGCAGCTTTCTCCAGTGCAATTTCTTGGAAATCTTGGAAAAGCAGAAAAACAAACCGGCGTGTTTTTTAGTGGAGCAGATAAAGATGCACTTAATGGTCTTGCTAGATACTTAAATCTTACAAAAAGAGCAGGTGAGTTTAATTACGATCCTTCTACTGGACAAAAATTGTTATTGCCAACAATAGCTGGTATGGTTGGACATTCACTTGGGTTTGCTGGCACAGCCTTAGTGGCAGGTGCCACATACGGATTAGGACGTTTGTACGAAACCCCAGGCGTTCGCAATTTGTTGCTAAAAATGCCCAAAGTTGCCGCTGGTTCTCCTGAAGAATTTGCTTTATCTAAGCGAATTACTCAGGCCATGCAGTCCACAATACAACAACAGGCAATTAGTGACATCGAGCGCAAGAAGATGCCTGTGGCTTTCCTGGATAAAACAAGTGCTCGTGAAGCTCTTAATAATGGATACGTCCTTTCTGATAACGTAAATCAGATGAAAATTGTATATACTGGAGACAAATTTAAATTATTTGATTCCAATGGACGTCCTGCTGGCGTTTTCAAAAGCGAACAAGAAGCCAAGGATAAGGCAACTAAAGATGTTGTTGGCGCAATTAAACGAGAACTTAAACAACCCAAATAACCATATGCCACTCAAGCACTCTGCATCCGACAAAGCATTCACTCAAAACCTTAAAGCTGAACTTGGCGCAGGCAAGCCAAAGAAGCAGGCTCTTGCTATTGCCTATAGCGTGCAGAAAGAAGCCGCAAAAGCTCAGGCTGCTCGCAAACGCAAGTAGCCTATGGCCAACATAACACGGAAGTGGAAACGCTTCCTTGCGGTTTCTTGCAGCCACGGCTTCATGGCCGACCAGGCTGTACTCAAGGAGGTCTTACGCTTTCGTGATCGCTGGAAGCCGGACACGGTGTTGCATCTGGGCGATGCCATCGATATGACGTGTCTGCGTACAGGCGCGCTTACTAACGACAACGCCGACTCTGCCGTCGATCCTGAGGCTGACCTTAATGATGGTCTAGCTTTCATCTCAGCACTACGTCCCCAGCACTACCTGCTTGGCAATCACGAGGCTAGGCTAGTCACGCTGATGAGCCACCCTAAGGCGATCATCTCTGCACTCGCAACTCGCGTCTATCATCAGATCCACGACCGGGCCAAGTCGATCAAGTGCAAGGTGTACGACTACAAGCTTAAGACTGGCTTCGTTGGTCTTGGCGACGCTCTCTTCCAGCACGGCTACCTGCACAGCGAGCAGGCGCTTAGAGACAGCGCAGAGCGTATGTGCCATGGCAAGTACACCAAGCTTGTCATGGGCCACATTCACCGTGTACAAATCGCTGAAGGACGGCGCATTAAAGGGGTGACTGGCTACTCTGTTGGGTGGCTTGGAGATCCCGAAATGGCTGGCTATGCGGAGAATAGAGTCGCAACCACCGCATGGAGTCGAGGTTGGGCGTGGGGTGAATATACTGACAACGAGACAATTGTATGGCTGACAAAAGAACTAAAGGACGGAAGCTTCAAGCTGCCAGTGTAGGGAAAGACTGGCTCACTGAGCTTGCGGAGACGCTGAACATCGGGCCTGCTCCAGCTGGATGGTACACAATAACGCAAATTGCTGAGAAGCTTAAGATTGGCCGTACGGCAGTTCGTAGTTTACTTAACGACCGCAAGGCTACAGCGCATCGATATTACCAAGTGACATCTGATGGCAGACGGGTTTTACTGACACACTACAAGTTATGACACCTGAAGAACGAGATCGCCAGGCTATCATCCAGCGCGCAAAAGACATTCTCTGCGAGTACTTTGAATGTGGCGAGATCTTGGTCCAGGCTCAGGACGAGCACGACAACGATAATACGAATCGCTACGAGGCTGGTTGGGGCAACCGTTTCGCTCGTGACCGGCACATTCACCTCATGCACCAAGAACGTGTGCTAGAGCATTCTTGGTCAGAAGAGTGTGATGATGAGGATGATGACGATGATGAAGAAGAATCTTCAAAAAAGTAGTTGCGCGTAGAAAAGCGACGTGTAGTTTGCTCGTCATTCAGCAGATGGTCTGCTGATGAAACTTAACAAAAATGAAAGTAGCAACAATCGCAGATCTTGCTAACCTTGCTGACGGATCCGTCATCGGGGAGATGCGAGTGACAATTAAGACGGTCTACCCTCCCCGCACTGGGCAGGGCAAATTCGGTGAATGGCGCGTACAGAACTGCGTCATTCAGGATAGTACAGGTGAGGCTAAGGCTTCATTTTGGATTCCTGACGAAATGGGCGACCTGAAGGGGCAAATGGTGACTCTGAAGTCACAGCCCGGGAAGAAGGGGCTCGATGGTCTGTCGGTTAAGACTAGCACACATTCTGGCGAGAATGAGTTGAAGGTCACCGACAAAGCCGCGATTATCGATGACGCCAGCGGTGCGTCACCAGTGGCAGGCCCACGCAAGCCGGTGCAGGCATCTGCGCCTGTCTCAATCACGGTGGCTGACGCCAAGCGGGCGCTGTTCCAGGCGGCACAGCTTATGGCTGAGGCTATTAGGGCTGCTGAGTGGGTTGGTAAGGAAGTGAAGGCCATCAGTGTAGAGCATCTTCAGGCTATCGCTACGTCACTGTTCATCTCTGCCGACCGAGCAGGGTATGCTAAGGCGTTCCCATCTGCGCAGGTTAAGCAGGCTAAAGAAGAGCCAACCGTTGAACTAGAGGAGGACGATCTCAAATGGTAAAAGCTAAAGACATTGCTGCAATGGCAAATGTATCGCTTCAGACAGTGCTGAAGTGGGCGCGTGAAGGTAAGATTCCTCACCACCGTATCAGCTCACGCTGCCTGCGGTTTAGCATTGAGGAAGTCAACCATTGGCTAAAGCTTAAGCGCGATGCCCAAAATAAACAGCAGAGCCAAGGGGTGTAGAGGCGAGCGCATGTGGCGCGACGAACTCCGGGCTGCTGGTTTCACCGCAAGGCGGGGCCAGCAGTTCGCCGGAGGGACGGACTCGCCAGATGTGATCTGCGAGGAGCTTAAGAACCTTCACCAAGAAGTAAAGTTTGTTGAGAACCTTAACCTCATCAAGGCTACTGAGCAGGCAGAACGCGACGGCGCTGGCAAGCCGTGGATCGTTGCTCACAAGAAAAACCGCACACCCTGGCTAGTCACGATGAACGCTGAGTTGTTCTTTAGGCTGCTCAGGGATGGCATGGATACTTTTGCAACACTCTCGGACGCGAGATCGGGAACGCCGCCAAGAGTCAATGGGCGTGACACTGGGAGAGACTAGGTAACTTCTGCACACAGCAGGGGTGCGACTGTACAACGCACACATTTACTAAATGAAAATCTGTCGAATCTGTAAGGAGGAGAAACCGCTGGCGGCATTTGTGAAGTATGCAAGGATGCCAGATGGACTAGAAACTCGCTGTAGGGAATGCAATCGTGCAAGGATCAGAAAAATCCGTGATAATAATCCAGGTTATAACAAAGAACACACCAAGAAGTTTAGGCTGCAAAATCCTGAAAAGCTAAAGGCGCACAGAGCCATTGAATGGGCCATACGATCTGGAGCTATAGTCAGAATGCCGTGTGTTGTCTGTGGTGATTCTAAGTCCGAGAGTCATCATGAAGACTACAGCAGACAGTTGGATGTCATTTGGTTTTGCCGGAGACATCATGCGGAACATCACGAAAAACTAAGAGCAAACAAAATATGAACATCAGCATCAATATAACATACAAATCCGGGACAAAAGTCGAGCTGGTCGTCCCTCTTGAGGAGCCATGCCAGATCGTTAGCGAGCCAGAGTCACCTGTGCCAGTACAGCCTGCACAGGACTTGGCAGACGCAATCGCAGGCATACCTGTGCTTACAGACGAGGAGCGTGAACTACTCAAGCCATCTGGCAGGCGATACTCTTCTGTCAGCGAGATGGTCGACGAGCTTAAGCAAGACCCTGAGTCAGGCAAGACGATGAGCCTGTACGACATCACCTACGTCACCCAGGACGGTAAGCAGTGGAAAGTGCCACCGGGTTTGATGAAGGACTTGATTATCATTTACGGCGAGAAGACCGTCGAGCAGGAGCTTTGGAAGGCCCACGCTTGGCTCGAAGCTGACCCTGCACGCCGCAAGACACAGCGCGGCATGGGACGCTACCTTAACGGCTGGCTCAGTCGTGCATCGTCGATGGTACGTACACCAATCAAAACCTTACTTAAGCGTGACAGCTTAATGGCTACTAATGGAACAACACAAGAAAGCTGGTAGACGCAGGCCGGTGGAGCTGCCACCAGACACGGTAGTACCAACCGCGAGCGAGGCTGAGCGTGGGATTGCGTCGATTGCGCTCAACCATCCAGAGGTCTTCCTGCACCACATTAGCGAGAAGAACTTTAAGATTGGTGACATCTTCGATGCTTTGAGC